GTATTTTACTCAAGAACAAATGATTGAAATGATGAGTCAGACTGGCCAAGGAGTTGCAGGTAAAGTAGAATTAGATCCTGGTGGTGATGAAGGAGAAGAAGGTGAAGAAGGAGAAGAGGGTGGTGGAGAAATTGATACTGTGATTAAAGCCGATGGGATGATTTTCCCAATCTTATGTCATGAAATTATAAAAGGTATTGAAGAATCAAAGGCAAGACACGGATTACCAAAGGAACCTGGAATGCGTCAAAAAGTGCAAGGTCAAGTTGATACGTTAGCTAACGAACCAATGCAACTTAGAATTGGACCTGAGATTGTTGAAAAAATTAGATTTTCTTTACCTGACCAAATGTTTGATGATGATAACAGGGGTCTAATAAACTGGTTCCATATCTTGTTATACCAAATTGATGCAACTGAATTCTTAGAAATTATCGGTAATGCAATTTCTGATGAAAAATCTAAAAACAAAAAAGCAACTGAAAGATTTGAAGAAATCATGAAGGAAGCTATGCAGATGAAAAGCGAGTTCGAAGATTATCAAGAGGAAAACGACATTGAACCAACTGATGAGGACGACGATGAAGGACTTGATGACTTCTTAGGAAGTTTAGGTATATCGAGACCTAAATAAGTCTCTGTGACAAAAGAACAATTAATTATTGAAGCTACGAAGTGTATGAAAAACACTCCGTACGCCATGAGAACATACCTTCAAACGTTTGACAATACGGTGAAGAAGTATGTTCCTTTGGATTTATTTCCCGACCAAGTTACATTGGTTGAAGATTACGACAACTATAACGAAAATATTGCCCTAAAATATAGACAAGCAGGGGTGTCAACGGTAACTGCTGCTTGGGCTTCAAAAAGACTTGTATTTGCCAAAAAGAATAACCCCGAAAAGGTTCTTATCATTGCCAACAAACTTGACACCGCAGTTGAGTTTGCCAATAAAGTTAGATCATTCACTGAACAATGGCCTCAATGGGTTGGAGCAGGATTCTCCCCTGACAAAAACGCCGCTCGACATTTTAAACTTATAAATGGATGTGAAGTTAAAGCTGTTGCAACTTCAAAGGATGCCTTACGTGGATATACTCCAACAATTCTAATATTTGATGAAGCGGCATATATTGAAGCCGATGATGATTTTTGGGCTGCCTGTATGGCCTCACTATCTACGGGTGGTAAGGTTATTGTAATTTCTACACCAAATGGATACGATCCGATTTATTATGAAATCTACGATCAAGCGCTCAGAAAGATGAACACGTTCAATATCACTGAGATGTTTTGGTTTAAAGATCCAAGATACAATAAAGATTTACAGATGATTAAAACCGAAGATCTTATTGAATATCTTTTAAATCGAGAAAATTACCCTGACACAGAGATAGTTGATCTTACAGTTGAAAATTCATATGAGAGAGATTACACGATTGTAAGTGAATATTTGGATAAAGGATTTAAACCTTACTCGACATGGTTCGAGGGAATGGTTAAAAAACTTAAGTATGACAAAAGGAAAGTTGCACAAGAGTTAGAATGTAACTTCTTGGGATCAGGTGATAACGTGTTCGATGCCAACCAATTAATGAGAATTAAAGAAAATGACATTAAAGAACCAGATGGAAAGATGATGGCCGGTAATTTGTGGATATGGAAAGAACCTGTATTAACACACAAGTATATTATGGGTATTGACGTATCTAGAGGTGATTCAGAGGACTTCTCATGTATTGTGATAATAGACTTTGACGATAGAGAACAAGTGTTTGAATACGTCGGAAAACTACCACCAGACACATTGGCAGAAATCGCCTTCAAGTGGGGTATTATGTATAACGCATTTGCCGTTACGGATTTAACAGGAGGTATGGGTGTTGCTACTGCAAGAAAACTACAAGAGTTAGGATATAAGAATTTATACGTTGAGGGTGTTACCGAGAAAAACAAATATAAGTGGGATCCCAAAAGAGATGAAAAAATACCGGGGATTAATTTTAATAACAAACGTGTTCAAATTATTGCTGCATTTGAAGAGGCTCTAAGACATGATTTCAAAATTAGATCATCAAGGTTATTGAATGAAATGGGTAAATTCATATATGTTCATGGAAGACCCGATCATCAAAAAGGACATCACGACGATTTGATTATGGCAATATCTATGGCAATTTATGTCGGAGATACTTCATTCCAAAGTTTATCTAAAGTTGTAAGTCAAACAAAGGTTATGATTGATGCGTGGCATACAAGTGTTAGTGAAAATAAAAATAGGGCCGACTTTTTTAATCCTATGATACCTGCAGGTGGAACAAATAGTGGAAGGTATCCATCAGAAGCAACAAAAAGCGATTATCAAAAGTATTTATGGTTATTCGGGAAGTAATCTATTTAATATTTCCAGGAAACAAATAGAATTATAACATGAGTGAAAAGAACCTAACGGTCTGGCAAAGATTATCCCAAGCTTTTGGTCCTAATTCTCTTTTGAATCAAGATTATCCTACACTTAAATTTGATAAAAAAGAGTTATTAAGAACCCAAGATAAGGAGCAATATGAGCGTGAAAAACTTCAGGCACAGCAAACCTTTTATCTGTCCAACCAATGGGCGAAAGTTGAGAATAATATGTATTCTCAAGCGGTTTACTATGAACCAACAAGACTTGCATCAGTTTATGATTATGAGTCGATGGAGTATACTCCTGAAATTTCTGCCGCGTTAGATATCTACGCTGAAGAATCTACAACAACAAACGAAGATGGTTTTATATTACAAATTTATTCTGAGTCAAAAAGAATCAAAGGTGTATTAGCCGATTTATTTAACAATACGATGGATGTTAACACTAACTTAGCAATGTGGACAAGAAACACATGTAAGTATGGTGATAATTTTGTATATCTTAAATTAGATCCTGAAAAAGGTGTTGTTGGTGTACAACAATTACCGAATATTGAAATTGAAAGGGTTGAGGCAGGTATGCACGAAAGAAGAGCTCAATCTATTGAAAATCCAACAGAACATAAGGCACTTCATTTCACTTGGAAGAATAAAAACATGGAATTTCAATCATGGGAAATTGCTCACTTTAGATTATTAGGTGACGATAGAAAACTTCCATACGGAACATCTATGTTGGAAAAAGCAAGAAGAATATGGAAACAATTATTGTTATCTGAAGATGCAATGTTAATCTATAGAACATCAAGAGCACCTGAAAGAAGAATTTTCAAAGTGTTTGTTGGTAATATGGAAGATGCGGATGTTGAAGCATATGTACAACGTGTTGCAAACAAATTCAAAAGAGATCAGGTTGTTGATCAAAAAACAGGTAATGTTGATATGAGATTTAATCAGATGGCCGTTGACCAAGATTATTTCGTACCTGTTAGAGATCCAGCAGCTCCAAGTCCAATTGATACATTACCGGGAGCTCAGAACTTAGCCGAAATTGCGGATATTGAATATATCCAAAAGAAACTTTTAACCGCACTTCGTGTACCTAAGGCTTTCTTAGGTTTTGAAGATGTTGTTGGTGATGGAAAAAATTTGGCTTTACAAGATATTCGATTCGCCAGAACTATTAATAGAATTCAAAAGAGTATGTTAGCAGAACTTAATAAAGTTGCCATCATTCACTTATTTTTATTGGGTTTTGAAGAAGAAATTGAAAACTTTACACTTGGATTAACAAATCCTTCTACTCAAGCAGATTTATTAAAAATCGATGTTTGGAAAGAAAAAGTATTACTATACAAAGATGCAGTTTCAGATCCTGGTAATGGTATACAACCTGTATCTTCTACTTGGGCTAAAAAACACATTCTTGGATTCTCCGATGAAGAAATTAAGGTTGATTTACAACAACAAAGAATTGAAAAGGCTGTTGGTGAAGAACTTAAGAATACTCCAGCTGTTATTCAAAAAACAGGAATCTTTGATAATATAGATAAATTATATGGAACTGTTTCAGGTTCAACAGCATCAGGAGCAACTCCTGAGGGTGAAGTAACTGAACCATTAGGTGGAGGATTCCCGACACCAGCAGGAGGTGAAGAATTACCTCCTAGTCCTGAAGAGGCACCTGCGGGAGAAACACCACCGGAAACAGTACCAGAATCTCGTTTCGCTAACATGAATATTTTGTTAGATAATGATATGATTAAAGGTCGAGATATTTTGGATTTGAGCCAAGGACAACAATTTTTAGGAGAAATGGAAAAAGAATTGGATAAC